TGCACCATAAAACCCATACTCCCTGATTGCCTTCTGCACACTTCCCCATGCATCATCGAAACTAAGAACAGGCTTTTTGCACCTATCCATACATAGCTTCCTTATTTCTGCTATATTTGGCGGAAATACGCTTGTGCATATATATTCCATAACTGCATTCTCAGCAATCTCATACGGTATATCTTTAAGCATCATGTACCAAAAATCCATTGATGCATTGTCTTCCAGTATTTTTGAGTTTGGATATGCTGACTTGATTCCAATTGCTAAGGTTGCGAATTTTTGTTTATCCATTACTTGCCCACTCCATTGCTCCTGCTGCAAACTGTTCTACTTTAGATGTTGTAGCCTGATTGATTACTGGCTTATATCCTCGTGTTCCGCCCTTGTCCTGCTCATTTTGTAGCCAGGTTATTATAAATTTATTGATACCTCTTATAGTCTTTCTCTTGCTCTTATTGGCCATTAGCCACCCTTTCATATTCCTTAGGCATTGCATTATATCGACTGCAGGATAGAGCTCTGACCATTCATATACATTTGATTGACTTATTCCATATTCTTCCCCGGTATTTAGTAACAATGTTATTACAGGTGGCTCTACTTGTTCTGATTGATTTAACTCCATGGCTGTATTGTAGCTGGACTCAATATGTAATTGATTTTGCTCACAATTGCTGTCATTTGTCTGCTCTTGCTGTCTTTTACTTTCAATTGTCAGCGAAATATCGCACTCAGGATCATATTCCGGATATTTGCTTTTTTGATTACGAATTCTTTGATGCTCTCCCCAAGTAACCAATTGTAAATAAGGCTTTTGTTGAACCTCATATACCTTTACTAAACCTGCAGATGCCAACTTATTAAGTGCTTTATCTATATCTTTTTCAGTAATATCTTTGAGTGGGAAGCATGTTCCTTTAATGACCTTTGCCCTTCCATCATATCTGCCGTAATCATCGCAAGTAACAATTAACCTATAAAACAACACCTCTTCAAACCAGGACAAGGAATCAATCTCTTCACTTCTGCAAATACTCTCCTTAAGTATCCTGTTCGGCATTTTCCCCTCCTTTTAAATTCTGTATGTAAGATCCATAATTGATATGGGAGCTTTCAGCACTCTATTATGCTTACAGCAATCACACAAATCACATCTATCCGGCTCTACCTCTCCATTCTTTACACTTAGCACTCGTCTAATATTTGACTCAATAACAGTTAATGCTTCATCAAGATAATTTTGTGTAACCTGTATTATTCTTATATCCGGCTCTACCTCTTTGGTGACTGCCGCTATAAAGAACGGTAGCCTTTTGCCCGTATTTATCTCTACTATTTTCTGATAAATAGCCCCCTGCAGGTCGTACCCCCAATATCTTACAAAATCCAAATATCCAATATCTTTTACCCACTTTAAATCAGTAATAGATGCCATCACCTTTAAATCAACTATTACCTTACCGGGAATATATGAATCCATTTTTATCTTCCATTCACAACCAAACAGCTCTGCAGTCATAATGGTTTGCTTCTCACCTGATAAATACTTCATAAAGTATTTATCCCTTTCAATCCTTGCAATGATTTCTTCAGCTTTTTTGTAAGGTGCCTTCAACTCACCTTTTGCAGTAAGTATATCCGTATTTCTTGATTTAAAATCATCTAATGTGCCTTCAACATACGCATCAACATAGCTACCTACTAAAAGCGCTGTAGACGGTTCAGGCTTCCATCTTCCTGTAAGTTTTTCCATTGCCTCAAACTCACAAGCAACCTTTCCATATGTTCCGTTAAAATCTTTGAATTGGCTAACAGACATGTACTGCCTGTTAGCTTCCTCACTGTAGTAATTATCCGCTGCCAATATCATTCAAATCGCTCCTACTCTGTTATATCTACATCTTCAATCACTTCAACATCATTATCTTTATCAAATGGATCCTCAACCTCTATGACATCCGGCTTATTATCCCCATACTCACTTCCACCTTCTTCATCAAATGTCTTCTGGTCATCCGTGATAGCTCTCTGCATATCAACTGATAATATTCCCCATTTACTAAGCAATAACTTGATAACAGTCTTAAGTGCCATTGCGTCAAAATTTGTAGTCCATTTACTGCCCTTCTTATCGTTATTTAAGTCATTTCTATATGCCGTAGAATATTTACGAGCGTGATTCTCTACCTCTGCTCTAGTCATAAAAAGCTCTTTTCTGAACCCTGTGAGAAGCTTAAACCAGGCATAGTATCCGGCAATATCTTCAGACTTTCCATTCATTCTTTGAGTGCACTTTGAAAAATCTGTCACGAACTCTACCTCTCCTGTAATAGGGTTATAAGATATCAATTCATCCTTATATACCACTGAGCAATTCATCCTTTCGTAATATCCTGAACGGATCGCCAATTGGATAAACCCTTTATACATCATTTGGAACTGTGCTTCAGGATGTTTTTCCCACTGTTTTGTCTGAAGATTGTATTTGTTATTGTTATAAGGTACTATCGCTGCAAATCCAAGGTTACTGTCGATAGGCAAGTCATATGTTGCCGCCACAAATGCAGCTCCCATTATTGTATTGGCAGGGCATTTCTTTAACTGTGTAGATCCTGCTACAACATTTGTAATTGATGCCAAAAACTGCGGTGCCTTCTTGCCTAACACTTCCTCAAATTTCTTTTTCACTGTATCCTGTGATATAAACCCCTTAAGCTGTGATACCACACTTACATTCTCTTTCTTTTGTTCTACGGGTAATTTCTCCGACATTTTTCTATTCCTCCATAACTGCTTTTTTAAGTGGTTCACCACATAGCTCCAAAATATCTTTTCTACTCATTTCGTCCAAACAATCCTTACAGATGCATCCATCGCTTGAATCCCAATACATATCATCGGCATATATTGGATATCCACATAAAACACAGCGGAAAACTGCTCTTTCTTCATCTGCGTTTGGACACCTTGCGTCACAAGGATTTGAGCCACACTCTATACACATATTGTATCCTCTATCTTTCTTAAAATCGTATTGGCATTAATACCATGCCTGATTATGTAATGTTTAAGTTCATCCGGATATAGCAAGTTAATATATTCTTCCGGTACTTCCACCTTTGCCACTTCCATCTTTCTCAGGCAATACATATAAACCTCCTCGGCCTCTTCGTCTGTGATGTAGATACCTTGACTTTTAAGCTTATCTATATGCCTATGTAAGTTCTTCGGTATTTTTTCCAGACTCATAGTAATATCACTCCCAATACAATTCCTGTTACAACTAAAGCTGTATATCCCAGTATTTTTTTGAATAACATAATAAGTGCCTCTACTTCAGCTCTTGAATCTATAAGTTCTTCAAGTTCTCTTGCATCCACGAATGTATATTTACTCTTTGCTCTTCCCTTGAAAACATTTGCCACATTGATTTTCTGTTCCACTTTTTTATCCTCCAAAATTGTTTATCTATAATGCTTAAGTTACCAAACAAACACCATTTGTCCTGTATCCTCTTCAGTGTTTGTATGTCTTTTTAGTAACTCCTCCTGTTTCTTTCTCTTTTGCTCGTGATAGTGCTTTTCTCTCTCGCAATCACACTTCTCACCTGAATCCAAGTTACAACCGCACCTTGGACAACTGTAGAAATATGCCATTATAAGCCTCCTGCTTGTCAATCATTTATTTTTTTAAATGCCTATTGGTGCATATGTTTACACCTGGTTTGCCGGCTCGGACTGCTTTAGCTCCGAGCATATATACGGATTGTACTTCGGATTGTATTTGGATTCGGATTGGATTGGATTACGGACGCAATTGTTGTCATTTGCTGTCAATTGTCAGCAATTGACAGCGACTTGCAAAATAATGTAAATTTAGTGCTGTAAGTTCCACAACTCACCTTGCCAATGATACCGCCGGACTGTCCTTGCTTTCGCTCGGTCCAATTGCATCGCCAACTACCGGAGCCACTTCTTTTACAGCTTTTTATATATCCCTATCCTTTCGTCTAAATACTCTACCCGTTAAGAATCCTTTTAGATATAGCTATCTAACTCTTCCTCTATTTCGCTTGGTGCGTATTCTCCAATCAAAGAAATACAATTGTCATAGTCTTCAGAATCGGAGTAGAAATACATTCTCTTACCTTTTTTGTCTCTTTCCCAATTTGGAACATGTATACTAACTTCAACCTCACTTGTGTGTGGATGCCAGTTAAAGAACACCTCAACTATGCCTTTTTTATTTACCTCCACGCACTTATCAAAAATCCTCTTTATTGTGTCTATTTGCTTATCATCTAACATCATATTTTCTTCCTCACATGTGCCAGTGCCTCCTCTTTTGAAATCCAGAAGTAAAGGTCTGTAGAGCTTACCTTGAATCGGTCTACTTCAAAATTTTCATCAGTTGATGTTTCCCCTAAACTAAGTTTAAAATCTCTGTTTTTTAGATTTACGCTATCAGGGCACTCATCGTCTTCAAGTGATTCTCCGATCGGGGTTATGTCATTGATATACATCCCATTGGCTCTACATCTTCTCGTAGTACCTGAGTTTCTTAAAGCTGACCAAGGCAGTAGTATTTCAACAAGATACTCATTTCCTTCTTCATCTTCTCCTATCGTCCACGCTGTAAAGCTTCCTGTATCAGGACATACTGGATAAATACCGACTGTATTATCAAATTCGGCTGTAATAATGTTCGTATCCTGAAGGTTTGCCTCGGTTAAATTCGCCTGAACAAAACTTGCACCGTCCAGATCGGCACCCTCAAAGCTTGCTTCCGTCAAATTAGCAGACAAGAACAATGCGTCTTTGCAGTTAGTGTTATTGAAGTTAGCATCCCAAGCATTTGCGCATGAAAAATCTGTGTTCTTTAAGCTTGCACCCTCGAAATTTGTACTAACCAGTATCGCATCTATAAAGCAAGCTCCCTCAAGGTCCGCACCTTCAAAGTTTGCCCCTGATAAGTTCTGCCCTTTAAAGCTCCATCCCCTCAGGTCCATATTTGCAAAATTTTTGTTTAAAACCTCTTTTAGCTCCTTTTTCATTTATCCTACCTCTCTTATTATCTTCCACCCTGCACCTTTTGCAGGCCGTCTCCTCTGACTTGCAAATTCCGCAGTCTGTATTTTTATCCTCTTTGCTATCCACTTATCAAAACCAACCGTGTCGAATATGATAGTTGAATTCGGTTTTGACGGGTCCACCTTTGTAGCAAAGTTCTGTTTCGGGTCTCTATAAGCTTCCATAAGCAAAGGTTGTGGAAAACCTAAACTTTTAAGCTCTGACATTTTCATAATTGCTTTTGGATACTCCATAATTTTCTCCTAATCTGTTGCATACTTATCCCAAGTACTATCATCAAAGAAATCTTTGCCCATAAAAGACATTTTTCTATATATTTCACCCGGGCTGTGTGGTACTCTGAGTGCTGCACTTTTAGCGTCTCCACCGTTCTCCATTATTTCTTTGACAACTTTCAGCTCCTCTTTTGTCCAAGGCAAGGTTTTAGATACATAGTTCTTCCATGTCTCTCTATTGTATAAATCCGCTCCCATAGCGATTATCTTTGCTGAGACCGATACGCTTTTGCGATTTAATCCCTCCGCAATCTTTACAATCTTAGTACCTGCAGCCTTAAGCTCTGAGAGTGTGGCTATTTCTTCTAAAGTCCAGCCCCTTCGCGGTGAGTAATCATTTTCTTCTTTCATAACTTCTTCTCTTCTTTGAAAAACTTCTCACTTTGACATTTTGTATAATCCTTATAGCCTCTTCTAATGCCTTTACATCCTTACGCCAAACACAATTCTCATCCCTGCGATCTATCATGCTGTGACAATGTTCCCAAAGGTCATTAAGCTGGCTTATCACCTCTTCTTTGTTCATTTATCCAAGTCCGTATCTTCATGATTTATAAGTTCTACCAACTCATGTGCCACTATTGAAACCTGTTCAGCTGTTCCCTCTTTAGTTAAACGTTCAATATATCCAAGCAGTATCCTTTCTAAGGCTTCTTTGCTACTTTCTTTTTCACCCATGTTTATATTTTCTCCTATTTACTTTCCCTCTAATCTCTCCTAAACTATTCTTGCAAGCTATTGCAGTAGCTGAGTAAATGAAAGGAGGGATATGAGTATGACTAATATCAGCCTAAAAAAGCACATTATTAATTCGCTTTCAAATCTTTCAAGTGACAAACCTGATGACCTAATAGGAAGTAACAAACTTGTTTTTGTAACTGCCGCTGGAATCATCTCCGGTTATCCATATGAAATTAACAGCAAATCTGATCCAAGCACATTCCAAGGATTAATGTCGATGTTTGCCGGTATTTCACTTGACGGATACGAAGAAAACATTCAAAGCCTCAAAGATATCAATGAGAATGATGGCTTCATACTACTTAAAGATGTTACAATTAATAACGGGCCTTCAACTTTTTCTACACCAAGCTTTTTTCTGTTTTATGATCAAATAATTGCAGTAGCAATAGGTAATCCAGAGGCTTCTTAAAATCTGCCTTTATAACCTTATGTGTAGAACACATTTTCTCAACCCTGACTGTAACCTCCAACGTTTCGTCAGGGTTGGACTTTCTTATATTTCTAACTGCTTCAACTATTCTTTCTACATCAGAGATACAGCTTGTTACTATTTCTATTTTTATTGGATTCGTTATCATCTGCCCTCCTAACTTACCTTTTCTTCTACCTGCTTCCCTAAGAAAAGATTTACAAAATACACTTGTCCTTTTCCCGTAACTTTTGTGGTCTTTGTAACTCTTACACTCCCGTCAGGATTATTTATCGTGCTTTCCTTTACCTCAAACAGACCTAATTCCATAGCCTTTTGCGTAGGTAAGTTCTTACTGCTACCAGTCTTCATTAAAAAGCTTCTTTGTCTTAGCTCTTCAAACAGCCTCTTTTGTCCTGTATCATAACCATTCTGTTTCAGGAGCTTTGCAAGGTCTCCGATAAGTATTGATGTGTCGCTTGCGGATACTGATTTTGCAAACAAGGCTAAAGGTTGCATTTGCTTATTTTCAGCTTCTAAAGCTTTCCTTGCTTCCCTCTCCTCCTTTAAGGCCTTGAAAGCCGCTATTGCTATATCAGGGTTGTCCAGTAGCTCTTCTTTAGCGTATAAGCCGTGCTTGCGGATAGTCTTAAGAATTTGCTTTACTTCCCTCTTAAACTCTTTTGCTATAGGCTTCCTACTCTGCATAAGGACTTCGTACAGTCCGTCTTCGGTTAAGAACCAGCATTCTTGATTACCACCAAGGGTCGGAATACTCTTCCGAACCTTTTCGATATCATCCACCGTTGCTATCATTTTATTAACCGACGAAATATCATACTCAATCCATTCCGCAACATCTTTAGCCAAAAATAAGGGATTTTCAAAATCTCCGTACACCCTGAATTCTTTTCCGAGCAATTCTCTCTGCTCTACTATTTTTAATTCATTGATAAAATCACCTCCCTTTTTAAATTCGCATATTATGCGACAAAATCAGCAAAAAAAATTGCATTCACATCTTCCATTGATAGATTTAAGACCCTTGATATTTTCTCAGCTTCGCTTATTGTTAATGTATCACCGTTTGAAGTAAGCTTTCTATACAGGGTTGTCCTGTCTATACCAATGGAAGAGGCTAATTGTGAGACATTTAGACCGTTCTCTACAATCTTTCCCTTTAGCTTATTAACGTTCATAGCTCTATTTCCTTTCTATCGCATTTCTGCGACAAGTTTATAATAAATCTTATTTATTTTTTTGTCAACACATTTTTTGCGTAATATGCGATTTTTTTTATTTTATAGGTTTTTAGTGTTGCATATTTGCAAATAAAGTTATATAATTACTCTATCCTAATATAAAAGGAGTTCCGAAAATGACGATAGGAGAAAGAATAAAGCAAAGAAGAATGGAATTAGGTTTATCAGTTGATGAAGTCGCTGAAAAACTGGGTAAAAATAGAGCAACTGTTTATAGGTATGAAAGTAATGAAATTGAAAATTTGCCTGTAGGAACATTAGAGCCTTTGGCAAAGATACTAGAAACCACTCCGGCACAACTTATGGGCTGGGAGGAGGAGGAGCAAGACGAAAATTATAGAAGAATATTCGCCCGTAATCTAAATAGATTTTTGGAAATTAACGGAAAAAATCAAGCTGATATCGCTACACTATTGAATGTGTCACAAGCAGCGGTTTCAAATTGGTGCAAAGGAATAAAAATGCCTAGAATGGATAAGGTTCAAGCCTTAGCCGACTACTTCGGCATAAACAAATCGGATTTATTGGAAGACAAGCCTGAACCTGAGCATGATAGCTCATACTATATAAACGAGGACGCTAAAGAGCTTGCTCAGTTCCTTTTTGAAAATCCTGAGTATAAGGTTCTTTTTGACGCTGCGAAAGATGTATCAGCGGACGACTTAGAAATGGTTAAAACGATTATAGATAAATTTAAAAAATAGGGGATATATGGGGAAACGCAAATTGACTAATGATAACTGCAGATACATTTATCTTCCCGGACTACCGCCAAAAATAAAAGGTTTCGTCATGGAAGATGAGGGATACTATACAGTAGTATTAAATCCTACACTATCTGCGGATACTAATGCAAAGACAAGAAGACACGAAATAAGACACATACTAAGAGACGACTTTAACAAAGATAATTGTGACAAGACCGAGAAGGAAGTTAGAGGATTGTAAATCATAATCTTAACAGGAAACTGTTAGATATAAAAATAAATTTTAGAGGGGGTAATACTACCATGAAAAAACACGCATTTATTAAAATATTTTTAGGCTTAGGATTGTTAGCCACAGTTGGAGTTATACTTAGCGAAAAGGCGAAACCTACACAAAACAGAGAAGCTAAAGAAACATCAGTTTCCAGTTCGGATTTTTCCAATACTAAGTCTAATAACGACCCTACATCATTGTCAGATTTCAATTACACTATTGACGGCGATACCTTACATTTGAACAGATATAATGGCAAAGAAACATCGGTAGTGTTCTCTAATGTGTATAACATAGATGGTACCGAATATAACATTACTAAACTTGATGGAAGTATGTTTTTAGATAGAGCAGTAGATACTGTTATTTTTAAAGAAGGTATACAAGAAATCTCTCATGCTTTCTTTAATGGCTCAAAAGTCGAAAAGCTTTACATACCTGCGTCTTTTTCGTACATATATGATGATAGCTTAGCCTATATTTCAAGTTCTCTCAAGGATGTATACTATGCAGGCACACAAGACCAGTGGAATAGTATCTTTACAATTTACGACGCAAAAAGCGTATCCGAAAATTTGGACTCGAAAAACTATGAGGGTGCAGGACAAGCAATAGCTGACAAGTTAAACAGTGCAATCGGGCATAGCTTTGATGCAAACAATGTAACTTTTCACTTTGAAGCACAATTAGACGATTTGCAATAAAATGAAAATGTTCAACTACCAAGTATTTCTCGGTGGTTCAAAATAAAAAAGCCACCCGGTACGCTAATACCAAGTGGCACGCATATACATTGTATAGCTGTTACGCTTACAGTATACGCCTTCGACAAGCTATATTGTACCACTGTAACAGCTGTTTGACAATGGCTGTTATTTTTATACCCAAAAGGAGGTACATATGGCAAAGGCTAAATACAGTAAAGGAAAAGACGGCTACTTCCGCGCAAAGGTGTGGGACGGTACTTACAACCCTGACGGATCTAAGCACAGAATAAACTTAATATCTAAAAAATCCAGTGCAGATCTGGAAAAGAAAGTAAATGAACTTAAAGATAAAGTATATAAAAGAGAATATGTAACCTTCAGCGATATATCGCTTTATGACTATGCTATAGAATGGCTTGATACATATAAGGTAAATCGCTCAAGAAATACATACCTTATGTACAAAAACATTATAGACAAGCACATCATTGACATAGGGGATATTCCTATGCAGCATCTTACTCACGCAAGACTGCAGTCTCTTATAAATGAAAGAGTGGGTAGACCTCGAACCTGTCAACAACTTGCACTAACCTTAAAGCAAATTCTAAAATCCGCTTCAAAAGCTCAGCTAATACCAATAAATGTAGCACACGCACTCGTAGATGATTTGGAGTTGCCCTCATACAAGAGCAAAGAGAAGAGAGCTCTTACAGAACTTGAAATCAAAGCAATAAAGACTGCAGATTTTACTGACAGAGAAAAATGTTTTGTGTACTTGCTGTACGGTTGTGGCTTGAGGAGAGGCGAGGCCTTAGCGCTTACCAAGTATGATATATCACTTGAAAATGCTGAAATAAGCGTAAGTAAGTCAATGGCTTTTGAGGTCAATAGGTCTTATATAAAAGAAACTAAGACAGTTAGGGGGCAAAGAACAGTACCAATGCCTACATACCTTCTTGAGTTTATGACGGATTACATAAAGACAGTCGACAATTATTTAATCACTAAGGTAGACGGTTCGGAAATGACTTTATCAAGCTTTGAAAAAATGTGGGAACAAATCATAAAGAAAATGAATATTGCTGCAGGAGGTACAGATACAATCAGGATTATATACGGTCTTACCCCTCATATCTTCAGACATAACTACTGCACTCGTCTGTGCTACCAAGTACCCGCTATATCTACAAAGATGATTGCCAAACTTTTAGGCGATACCGAGAAAATGGTTATAGATGTGTACAGTCATATTTTAGTAGATAAAGAGCAAGTAAATAACTCTATAGAGACTGCAATATCACTGTAGATTTCTTAGACATTTTTTAGACATCTTACTTTTAGACAAGCGATTTTAGACATTTTTAGACATCTATTTTGTATTAAAACTACTTACTTTCAACCATCACAGAAATTAAAAA